ATCTGGGCCTTGATAATTGCAGTCAGGACAAGGAACATAATATCCACCTCCATTTGAAAATGAACAAGGAGTAACTGGTTGCCCGTTAATATAAGTTACATTTAAATTTGTAACAGTAATATTTTGACTATTAATGTTATTGGCATTAATATTACTCATTATATATATAAATCAAAACATATTTTAAATAATTAAATAACTATATATATATTTTAATAATTCAATAATAAAATATATATTAAGATGATGGTAATTGAGCCAAACATAATTTAATAGAGCCTAAACTAGCAACATCATACTTAACTACTAGAGGCAAATCATTTTCTAAATAAACTTCAATTTGTTGACATAAATTAGTACATTTAATGAAATAACCTAAATTTTTTAATGAAAACTCACCTTGAATAACTTTGGATGAATCTTGTTTTAAAATAAAACCCATACTTCCATCTGATTCTGCACGATGAATCTCTGCAGAAGCAAATTGTCCAGAACATTTAAATATTAGTTCATTTCCAACAGACTTAATTTCCAATTTATCGGAAATGCAAGATAAATCACGAATAATCTTTTGAAAATCAGCAGAAGGTAGATTAATAATAGAAGAAAACTTGACATCTGGATATTGTAACTCTTCAGGTTCGGGTTCAATAAGTCGCAACTTTTGCGTTTTGCATTGTTTAATTTCTCCATTTTCAAATTTCAAAGCTAAATGAGAAACAATTCCATCTACATAGTCAGAATTTTCAATATAAATAGTTAAGGTATCATCATTATCAATTGAATTAATCAACTTAAATAAATGAAACATATTAACCCCAATAATAATTTTTTCTTTTTTACATTCATAAAATTCAAAGTTTTGAGCTGCTAAATAAAGGTGAGCTAAAATGGTGTGAGACTTGTCCATATTAATAATTCGAATGCCATCTGGTTCAAAAGTAATATTTGTTTCTAAAAGAATATCTTTTAATGCTGTCATAAGTGTTCTAAAAGGTGCTATTTGGACGGTTTTAATGGTTAAAACATTACCATCAGTTGGGGTGGATACTTGATTTTTATTAGAAAATGTAGACATTTTATAATAAATTTTAGAAACCAATCTTTAAATACTTATGTTTAAAAAGTATAAAATTAATTATTTTAACGAATTGAAATTAATTACACAATTAAATTAATTACACAATTAAATTTATTATACAATTAAATTTATACAGTTAATTTAGTTTTACTTTCGGAACTCTTCTAGTGCCATATCCATATTTTTTTCTAGCTTTTTTTGCTAATGTTAAGGCTTTTGAATTAGGTTTACAACCTTTTTCTAAAATATTAAAATCTCTCGCTGCTGCTTTTCCGGATGTTATTGAACTTGCTAAACGTGCTATACCCCATGATTGAGCACTTTGATTAGGTCGAGAACCGGATGAATAATATGCACCTTCCCCTTTATTAATTATTTTTGCTAGAGCTTGTTTTGAGCATCCTGTAGCCTTGGATAATTCATCGGTTGCACCTATTTTATTTACTTTATAAATTTTCACAGCTTTTATTATGTGAGGGGACTTAACATGTGGATAAGACTTAACAGTCTTTCTATTATAATAAATTCCTTTTTTATACATATGTCTTGATTTTAATAACATTTGACTCTGCAATTTTCTGTCTTTTCTTGTTAGCCTTTTAGGTAAATATCTTAAATTTATTTTCATCTTATAATAATATAATATTTTAAAACTACTATTTAAAAACATTAAATTACTTTTCTTAGAATGAGCAATAATGAAAGTGAAATTAGATGTTATAACACTTTAAAAGAATTAATTGAAAAATATAAAGATAATGAATATATGTCTCAAAGAATTTTTAATCATATTGTAAATTATTTACCAAATACATTAGAAAATGAATTAAAAAATCATGAAAAACGTGTAAATCGTAATAATTTTTTAACAAATGAACAAGCTATTTTTATTCAAGTTTTTTTAAGTAAAAATAAATATTTTTATTTACCAAATAACAACTTTTTTTATGAATATGATGGAGAACGTTATTTAATTGTAAAAGAAGATGATGTTATTCATAAACTTCTCTCTACTATATCAAAGGATAGAGTCCTTCTTCAATGGAAATACAAAACAAAATTAAATATTATAAAACAGATTAGAGAGAGAAGTCTATTTAGTTCAATTCCTGAAACAGATACTATTCAAAATGTTTTAAACGATATTTATCCTACCTTTTTTACATCTAAAAATTCCGCAAAATATTTTCTTACTGTTATTGGTGATAATATTCTCAAAAAAAATTCAAATTTAATTTTCTTGGTAAGCCCTAAAATGAAACAATTAGTGAATGAATTAGAAAATGTTGCTTTATCTTCAATTGGAAATAGTAATACTGGAAATAATTTTATGACTAAATATCATGAAAATCATTCATATGAAAATTGCAGATTAATAAAAATAAATGAAAATTTTTCAAATGAAGTTTGGAGAGAAATGCTTAAAAAAATAGGTCTTGATTTACTTTGTGTTGCAGCACATTATTCAAAGAGATATGAAAATTCTGATAAATTTATGGAAAATAAATCAGATGATGATTTAAAAATGTATTCATATTATTTAAAAAATAAAACTCAAAATAATATTGTTGCAGAGTTTTGTAGTAAATATATTGTGGAATCTGATTCAGATTATAAAATGGCATGGAAAAATTTACATTTTGTTTGGAAACAGTTTCTCTCTAATTCTAGTTTGCCAAATATTGTTTACTCTAATACTTTAAGAAATTTGCTAAAGGATGTCTATACATATGAAGAACAAAGTGATTCATTTATTGGAATCACTAGTAAATATTTACCAGTTCATAGTGATTTTATTAAATTTTGGGAAAATACAATTACTATTTGCACATCTGACTCAGATTTTGATTATGAATTAGAAATAGATGAAATATGTTCTCTCTTTAAATCTTGGGCAAAGAATAATTCTGAACCATTATTGTCAAATGGGAATATAAGTGAAGAAAATATTGTAAAGATTTTAAAACATTTTTTTCCTAATATAGAAATTATTGAGGATAAATTTGTATTGAATGTTTCATGTTCTTTATGGAATAAAATGAATGAAATTGATGTTTCATTCGAATCAATTAAATTATTTATAAAAAATGAAAATAAATTAGCACTTATTTCTTTTGATGATGTTTATAATTACTATTATAAGTATTGTAATACTAATTCTATAAAATTTATTGTTAGTAAAAGATATTTTGAAAAATATTTATATTATAAATTACCACAATTTATTGTTTACGAAAAATTTATTGAAACAAATTGGTTTAGCTCATAATTAGCTATCTAATAAATTCTATTTCTTAACTAATAATAATGTAAATTTATTACATTATGATTTTTTATTTGGATTTTATTTTATTTGGATTTTAATTGCCTTGACCAGCAATAAATTGAAGAGCAACTCCAGAGGTACCAACACCTTGTCCATCATAAGGTGAAGGGCTTAAGGGTTGGTTAACATGGCAACCACCACGCATTTTTCGCGAGTGATGACGTTTGCCTCCTTTTTTCATCATCATATTACCTCCAGTAGGTAACCCTTTTGCAATTGTCATTGGACTAACATGAGGTAAAGGAGTAGCAGTGCCAGACATAGCGTTTCCTAGAGGACCACCAGGACTATTTCCCATAGGTGCACCGGTTCCACCTCTCATTTTCTTACTTCCATGCTTAACAAATCCAAAATGTCCTTTCTTGGTCAAGAAACCAGCCTTCACAAGACGTTTCTCTTTTTTAGCACTAGCATGCTTCTTTCTAGATACAATGCGACCATGTTTATTCATCATTAAATGTGTCTTGGTAAGTCCACCACTTGTTTTTTTAGCTGTTCCATGCCAGACTTGAGCTCGAGTTCCAATAGTATGTTCAAATGTCATTATAAAATAAAAGGAGAAAATAAATTATTTTCTAAACTAATATTTAAAACGCATTTTAGAAATTTGTAGGTGGTTTTCCACTTCCACCAGACATACCTTCTACTCTTCCTAAATAATTCATATTTAATGGTTGTCCTAAATAAAAATTACCAAACTGAGTTCTTCCGCAAATTCTACTTATTCTATTTACTTGTTGTGAATATCCATCTAATTTTAAAACTTGAGATAATCTCATTTTATGAGATAGGTTGGAAGATGTTGTATTAAAATTACGAATTACTTTATAATTTATAGGATGTGGTTCTATAAAATTTACAATATTATATTTTAAAGCAACAAGACCACTTGTATATCCTGGCATTATTTTATGTATTATTTAAATATTTTAAAAAATTGATATAAAAAAATCTATTTAAAATAAAAATACATATTACTATAATTATGAGCGCGAATGATTCACAAGAACTTTTCTTTGATGTCCAGCAGAAAACCGACAAGCAACACATTTTAGATAATCCTGATACATATATTGGTTCTGTTGAACAAATAGATGCTGATATGTGGATTATGAGCAATGATGATTCTAAAATTGTTGAAAAAAATATTAGTTATATTCCTGGTCTATTCAAATTATTTGATGAAGGAATTGTAAATTGTCGTGACCATGTTGTTCGTATGAAAACAAGAGTTGATTCTAAATCTGAAAATGCTTTGCCTGTAACGCATATTGATATTTCTATTGAGTCAGATGGCACTATTACAATGGTAAATGATGGTAATGGAATTGATGTTGCGCAAAAGGAAGGTATTTGGATACCAGAATTAGTATTTGGTCATCTAAGAACTTCTACAAATTATAATAAAGATGAAAAGAAAATTGTTGGTGGTAAGAATGGTTTTGGATTTAAATTAGTTTTAATTTGGTCTACTTATGGAAAAGTAGAAACTGTTGACCATATTCGAGGACTAAAATATATTCAAGAATATAAAAACAATCTTGATGAAATATGCAAACCTTCTATTACAAAATGTAAAAATAAACCTTATACAAAGATTACTTTCCGTCCTGATTATGCACGACTTGGAATTAGTGGACCTACACCAGATATCATTTCATTGCTCAAAAAGCGAGTATATGATATTTCAGCAATTACAGATAAGAGTCTTAAAGTAAAATATAATGACACTATTGTTCCCATCAAGAATTTCCAACAATATATTGATTTATATATTGGCGATAAAAACTCTTCCGTGCGCGTTTATGAGGATTCCGGTCTTGAAGGCAGATGGGAATATGCAGTAGCACTTACACCAACTAATGAATTTGTGCAAGTTTCATTTGTAAATGGTATTCATACTGCAAAAGGAGGTAAGCATGTAGAATATATTTTAAATCAAATCACTAGAAAATTAGTTGAATTTATTGAAAAGAAAAAGAAGGTAAAAGTCAATCCAAATTCAATAAAAGAGCAATTGATTTTATTCTTGCGTTGTGATATTGAGAATCCATCATTTGACAGTCAGACGAAGGATTATATGAATACACCTGCAACAAAATTTGGCTCTAAGTGTGATGTCTCTGATAAATTTATTGAAAAAGTTGCTAAGATGGGTGTTATGGATGCTGCTCTTCAATTGACTGAAGTAAAAGAAAATAAGGCTGCCAAGAAAACGGATGGTGTAAAAAGTAAATCAGTTCGTGGTATTCCTAAATTGACTGATGCAAATTGGGCTGGAACAGAAAAGTCTAAAGATTGCATTGTTATCTTTTGCGAGGGTGATTCAGCTAAGGCTGGTATTATTTCCGGATTATCTTCTGAAGACCGTAATACCATTGGGGTTTATCCGATGAAAGGTAAAATCTTAAATGTTCGTGGAGAAAATGTTAAAAAGATTTCTGAGAATAAAGAAATTGCTGAAATTAAAAAGATTCTTGGATTGGAAACTGGTAAGAAATATAATAATATTGAAGATGTTTATAAAAGTTTAAGATATGGTAAGGTTTTATTTATGACTGACCAGGATTTAGATGGTAGTCATATTAAGGGTTTAGGTATTAATTTATTTCAATCGGAGTGGCCAACACTTGCCAATATTCCTGGATTTATTGGATTTATGAATACTCCAATTTTGAAGGCAAAGAAGGGCACTCAAGAGCTAAACTTCTATAATGAAGGAGAGTATAATGAATGGAAGGGTATAAATGATATTAAGGGTTGGAAGATTAAATATTACAAAGGTTTGGGAACCAGCACTGGTAAGGAATTTCGCGAATATTTTGAGAAAAAGAAGATTGTTGGGTTTCAACATTCAGAAAAGTCAGATGATGCAATTGATATGGTTTTTAATAAAAAGAGGGCTGATGATAGAAAAGATTGGCTGAAATTTTATGATAGAGATGCTTATCTTGATACATCCAAAACGAATGTTCCTTATGAAGAATTTATTAATCGCGAATTTATTCATTTCTCCAAATATGATTGCGACAGAAGTATTCCTAACTTGATGGATGGTTTGAAGATTTCATTACGTAAGATTTTATTCTCTGCCTTTAAAAAGAATTTAACAACAGAAATCAAGGTTGCACAGTTCTCTGGATATGTTTCCGAGCATTCTGGTTACCATCATGGCGAGGCTAGCTTAAACGCAGCTATTGTTGGTATGGCACAAAATTTTGTAGGCTCTAATAATATTAATCTATTTATGCCAAATGGACAATTTGGCACCAGATTGCAAGGTGGGAAGGATAGTGCTTCAGAAAGATACATCTTTACTCAATTAAATAAAATTACTCGTAGCATTTTCCCTGCAGTAGATGATAATATTTTGGAATATCTAAATGATGATGGATTACTAGTTGAACCCATTTATTATGCACCCATTGTTCCAGTGGTGCTTATTAATGGTTCAAAAGGAATTGGCACTGGATTCAGTACTGATATTATGTGTTATAATCCATTGCAAATTGTTGAATATTTGAAAAATAAATTGCTCTCTATTGAAGATGATATTGATTTTATTCCTTATTATGAAGGATTTAAAGGTCAAATTACCAAAATTTCCGATGAAAAATTCTTAATTAAGGGTTGCTATGAAAAGTTGGCAGTTGATAAGATTCGTGTTACTGAACTACCAGTCGGATATTGGACAGAGGATTTTAAAGAACTTCTTGAAGAGTTAATTGAGCCTTCTGCAGGAAAAGATGGAAAGAAAACTGCCGCAATTATTAAAGATTATGATGATATGAGCAAAGATACCAATGTTGATTTTACTATTACATTTATGAAGGGTAAGTTAGAGGACTATGAAAAGTTGAAGGCTGACCATGGATGTAATGGATTGGAAAAACTTTTGAAATTATTTACTACAAATACAACTACAAATATGCATTTATTTGATGCACAAGATACGCTTCATAAATATGAAAAAGTTTCAGAAATTATTGATGCTTATTATGAAACTCGTCTGCAAATGTATGTTACTAGAAAAGAATATATGATTGATGCTTTGGAAAAAGATTTGATTTTACTATCTAACAAAGCCAGATACATACAGGAAAATTTGGCTGATACAATTGATTTGAGAAAAAAGAAAAAGGAGCAAGTTATTACAATGCTTGAAGATAAAAACTATGATAAAATTGATGGAGATGAAGAATATAAATATTTGGTAAAGATGCCAATGGATTCAGTTACAGAAGAAAATGTTGAAAAATTATTGAAGGATAAGGGTAATAAGGAATCTGAACTAGAACAGATAAAGCAAAAATCTGTAAATAAAATGTGGTTAGAAGAACTTGATAATTTGAGAGAATTATATTTAGAATATAAAGAGGATAGAGCCAGATTAATGAGTGGAGAAGAAAAGACTTCTACAAAAAAGAAAGTAGTATCTAAGGGTTCATTAGTAAAAAAAAATATTAAAAAGGATTTGGTTGTAGAGGAATAAAAAAATTTATTATTAATAATTAATAATAAAAAATATAATTAATAATAAAAAATAATATAATAAATAATATAATAAATTATGGATAAACTTTTTTTTGTGCATTTATTTCACATATTTTTTGTAGGGACACTTTTTCTTTATGTTGGAATATTAAGAACTAAAATTCCTGAGTTTATGTATCCTTTTTTATTTGGATTAGGAATATTTATTATTCTTTATCATTGTTATAAAACATACGTTTATTTGAATCAAGGTGTTAATCCTTGGATAAATCTTTTTCATATATTTATAGTTGGTCCTTTATTAATTTTTATAGGATATAATAGAGAGAAAACTGGTAGACCTGCTTTTGAAATATTATTTATGTTAGCTTTTTCTGTAATTGGTTACCATACTTATTATTTATTTAATATATAATTTATTTTCAAATACTTATTAAAAGTTTGGTTATTTCTTTTATAATTTTTTTTAATATTTTTTCATCATCTTCTGGTGGAGGAAGACTTAACTGACAAGTTGGAGTTGATGGTCTTGGTTTAAATGGATTAGTATTTATAGAAGAAGTTTCTGTTTCATTATTTTGGTTCTTGATAAAGTGAAATCTTATTTCATTTTTTTCCTTTTTATTTATAAAAGTATTAGATATAGGTATTTTTATAAATTTATAATTTGGTATTATTTTTTTAACACCTTTTAACATTTCAATTACAAAAGATATAAATATAAAGTATTTCAACATTTTAATACGAATGTAAGGACTATTTACCTCTATAATATAAATTCAATTTTTTTATTTAAAAAAAATATTTAGTAAAAAGTTTAAGTGTATAAGATGGTTTCTTCAAATATTTTTTACTATTTCTCTCTTTATAAGTAAATAAAGAGAGAAATTAGTATATACTTTTAAGATAAGCATAGCAAAATGGTAAGTTTGGCTTATAAATATTTTCAAAGGTTGTTTAAAACCATGTTTTGAATTCTAATTGCCTATCATTATTGCTAGCCATCACTGGATGAGAAATTGGAACTACTAATGTGCTTGCATCATCTAAGTATTTAACATATCCTTGGGCTTCACTGTATACTTGTTGCACACAATAATCTAATACTATTTTATTCAATTGAATAATTTGTTGTTGAATATTATTAGGTTGATTAGCAGAATGTTGCAAAAACACACTTCTCATTACTATTTTGAGAGAATCACAATCTTGAGGACCAATAACATATTGCCCATTTGACCTATGATAAATACCAGCTCTTATTCCATTTTGAAGAATTTGTATATTTTGTTTAGAAAAAAAAGCTCGCGATAAGAGAGAAGAATCCCATAATCCTTCTGTAGCATTCCTAAATGAGGCACACTGATTTGCAGGTATTTTATCATACATTTGAAATAAAGTTGAAGTATTAGGGCTTTTTATATCTATTCTACCATTATTTACTCTTTCCATTTATATAAAATAGGTAAATAGAAAAAATTATATTTATTTAATTTATAATGGAAGGGTTTCAAAAAATTGTTCTTTTTTCAGCTATTATAATATTAATTATTGCTTTAGTCATTATTGGAATAGCCTTAATATATTCTAAAGACCAAAAATGGCCTCCTATGACACCAAATTGTCCTGATTATTGGGTTGTTGATGGCTCTGGTAATAATACTACTTGCACTAATGTTAAAGATTTAGGAAGTTGTCAGCCCAGTGGAGGACAACAACATTTAGTTATGAATTTTAATAATCCACCTTATGTAGGCTCTCAAGGATTATGCAATAAATATACATGGGCTAGAAATTGCGGAATAAGTTGGGATGGAATAACATATGGTGTAAATAATCCTTGTCAAACTTCTAGTTAATCATATATTTTTCTACATAAATCTTCAAAAAAACTGTTATAAATATAAAATTATATATATTTATAATGAATAATATAAATGATGATTTATTGAATAAAATTTATAAATTACCTCAAGATATGGTTTTAATAATAAAAGAGTATTTACCAAAAAAACTTCTCATATTTACAAATAGAGAGAATTATATCTTATACCGACCTATTATTAAAAAATATATAATTGATTATGAAAACTATATTCGTGATATGATAAGACGAGATAATAACTTTGTTTTTGAATTTATTTTAAATGAAAATTATAATAAATGGATTACCATCAATCAATATAAATACAAAAATATGATATTCAAAAATTATTTTTATTTTACAATTAATTATTGTATTGAAAATGAGTCTAATAATTGTAGGAATATCATCACTAATTTTTTAAAAATACATGGATTGGGTAAAAATCTACATAAAAAGAATGTTGTTAAATATATAAGATGGAAGGATTAAATATTAATTATATTTTAAATAGAAAGAACATTGAAAAAAATATAATAGACACATTATATGAATTTGAAAAGAATAAAACTAATATTTTATCTAAAAAAGGAATATATGTTTATGGTGACCCGGGAACAGGAAAAACTACATTTGTTTCAAACATTTTAAAAGAGTTAAATTATGATATAATCAAATATGATGCTGGTGATATTAGAAATACGTCTGTCATTGAAGATATTACAAAACATAATATGTCTGATAAAAATATAATGAGTTTATTTAATAAAAAGGCACGTAAAATTGCTATTATAATGGATGAAATTGATGGTATGAATAATGGAGATAAAGGAGGTATAAATACTCTCATTAAACTTATACGACCTAAGAAAACAAAAAAGCAAAAGCTGGAAGAGGTTACTATGAACCCAATTATTTGTATTGGAAATTATAAAGTTGATAAAAAAATTAAAGAATTGATGAAAGTATGCACCACTATTGAATTAAAGACACCATCATCTAATCAAATTCATACTATCGTAGATAAATTACTTCCTAATATAGAAGAACTAATGAAAAATAAAATTACTACATTTGTTCAAGGCGATTTAAGAAAATTAAATAATATTTTTTATTTATACAAAAATAAACCGGATTTATTTAATAATGAATTAATCCAAGATATACTACAACTAAAATCTTATAGTGATGACACAAAAAAAATTACTAACAAACTTATTAATAATTACTATTCTATAAATGAACATAATAGTATTATGAATGAAACAGACAGAACAAGTGTTGGTTTATTATGGCATGAAAATATTATTGATGTTATTGATAAATTTGATAAAAAAATTTCAATCCCTTTTTATATAAGTCAATTAGATAATATTTGTTTTGCTGATTATATTGATAGAATTACATTTCAAAAACAAATTTGGCAATTTAACGAAATGAGTTCTTTAATAAAAACATTTAAAAATAATAAATTATATCACGAATATTTTTCGAAAAAACAAAAATATAATCCCACTGAAGTCCGATTTACTAAGGTTTTAACAAAGTATTCTACTGAATATAATAATTCTCTCTTTATTCAAAAATTATGTCAAAAATTAGGTATGGATAAAAAAGATTTATTTGGCTTTTTTATAGATTTAAAAAACAACCATGACGACAGTGAAATTATAAATTTATTAGAAAATTATGAAATCGGTAAATTAGACATAAATCGAATTTATAGATATATTGAAAAATATATTAAAGAAAATGCTACTGGATTATCTGATAAAGAAATTGAAGAAGATGAAGACACTGTATGTGAAGAATTATAAAATCCAATCTTCATCAAATAAACCACCTGCAGTTAAATGCATAGGTTGAATACTATTATCTTTTATTTTATCTAATTTATTATAAATACTAATTTTATTATTTTGAAGATAGTCTAAAAGATTTTGTTTTTCAAATAATTCTTGTATTTTTACTAATTCTATTTCTACTTTATTTTTGCTTTCATTTATTGGAAATCTCTCATCAAACCCTGAGTAATTATGTTTTAAATTATCAATTTTTAAATTATCCGCACCACCTATAAAAGTATTTGAATTTTGTGAATATAAAATTACTTTTTCTTTTTTTATAAAAGACAAAAAACAAATTATAAAAAACTTCATATATTATAATATTATGAAGTTTTTATCTGATTATTTTTATTGAACAATAATTTCTGACATATTTATATTTTTCTCTTGAGCCTTTTTAATTTCCTTCAATCTAGCATTGCGTCTTTCTTCCCAATTTGAAATAAATTCATCGCTCAAATTATTGCTACACATATGTGACATAAAATGCTTTGGTGAAATATAAAATAATGTAGATGAACCGTTTTTACTTGTGCATTCTCCAGTGCACATACCTACCTTAAAATATAAGTCTTCATCATTAGAACCTACTTTGTGAATATAAAATTCTCCAGTTTCTGCATCTCTAATATTATTTCCTACACCACTTGAAGAGTAAACTTCAATCTTAAAACGTTTCATTATACCATCCGCTTTTGGCTTCATTCGCCAAATAACATTATAACCCCTATCCAGTTTCTTTGATTCATTAATAAAATGTTTTGCGTCCTTTAACTGGTCATAATCATTCTCTTCAGTTGGGTGATATTTATCATAGTAGTCCATTTCAATTGAATCTATATATAATTTATAATTAAAATATCTTTAAGTATGTTTTTAAATAATATTATGAAGAAATTAGTATTATGAAGAAATTAGTATTTTATAATTCAATAACAATAGGGTCATCATCATTAGTAGTATTAGTAGTATTAGTAGTATTAGTAGTATTAGTAGAATTATTGGTCGAAATAATTACTGTGTTACTCTGAGAAAGAGATATTTTTTTATCTTGAGAAGATGTTCTTTGACTCATTTTTTCCTGTATACGTTCATTTATTAAGTTCTTCATTTTTTTTTCAAAATGTTCTAATTTTTCTTTTAATTGTTTATTTTCCATAGTTAATTGTTGTATCATATGACTTTGTTGATTAATTACTTGTTGAATTTCCTGAGGGTTATTTAAAACTTTTGCACCTGGAGGTATTTGTTTCTGCATTTGCATCTGTTCCCTCATCATTTTCTCTCTTTGTTCCCTTATTTCCTTTAATTGTTTTGTAACATCTGGTTTATTTTCTGGGCGTCCCGGTGCATAAGCATCTAACAGTGAGTTTATATCATCCATAAAAAACTTTAAAATTTCTGGCTCCTTTACTAAATCTGCCGGAGTTACTGGAGTTTCATGAATATGTGGATTTGGTAATTGTTGCAATAGTTCCTTTTTATCAAATGAATTATGATTATGAGAAAATACTAAAATTGATTTTTTAGAATCTAATTGAACAAATGGAATTGTATAATCTTTTAGAAATTTTCTCTCTTCAGCAACCGAAGAGGTTTCCTCAAATTTCGTTTTTTGTAATAATTCTCTTTTAAATGCAAAAGTGGCAGCTGTTGCATGATTAGGACCATAAGGACCAAATTGTAACATTTTATTTATATGTTTAAAATAAATAAACATTGCACTTGAACCTGCACATAATGCGTTTGGTGCATTTTTTAATGTATCAACTGCATGACTAACTCTATCAGATGGATAATAATCATCATCATCCATATATACAATAATATCTCCCTTTGACTTTTCATTAGAAATATTTCTTTTTTTACCAAGTGACATTTTTTCAGAATATTTAAAGTATTTCACTTGTGGAATATGTGAAACTAAGTCTTCAATTTTATCTGTCCCATCATCAATAATAATCCATTCCATCCTGTCTTTAGGATATGATTGATTTTCAAAACATTTTATAATAATAGGAATAAAAGGTCTTCTATTAAATGTAGGTGTGCAAATACTTACAAATGGCAACAATTTTGTTTTATTATTTTTACTTTTCTTTCCCATTTTATTAAATTAGTATTTTTCTTTTAAGTAAATTATTTACGAGATAATTTTTTTCCAATATTTTTTAACTCTTTTGTTATATTTCCACCTTTTTGACCAAATAATAAATTGTATAATAGTCCATGTTTTCCTTTATTTACATCTGTATAAGGACATATTTTTTTGGCTTGTTCAAAACTAACTACTGGAGTTAAATAATCATACTTTGTAGGTTTAAATATATCAATTGATATAAAACCAAAACAAATTAAAGCAAGAACAATTAATGAAAATATACCTGATATTATACCTAATGAACTAAAAGTTGCACTAATTACTAAGAAACTTACTATACTCATTATTAAAATTTTATAGTATTTAAATACATCTTGAACAATTGTAAATGCATTTGTCTTTTTATTATTCATTTGTGAAGAATAAGTTATACATGTGAATAGACACCAAGCCATAGATATGGATGCAATAATAGATAAAAGTGGAAAAGAAAAGAAAAATAATATAAAAAACAAAATAACTAGACAAACTGCGCAAAAATAATTAAAATTAAATAAATCTATTAACCCAATATCTTCCCATTCAGGATAACCTGTTTGCCCTGAAT